GACTGATCGGCCCACCAAGGCGCATGAATATATCTTTCTGCTATCGAAATCTGAAAGATATTTCTATGATACAGAGACCGTTAAAGAACCGGCATGCATGACTCCGGGAAAACATGGGTTCGGCGGACCTAAAAACAACACCCGTATCAAAGCACACACTAACGACCTAGGAAAAGAATGGACCAATACACCAACAAGAAACCGAAGATCTGTATGGACTATTCCAACAAAGCCCTTTCCAGAAGCCCATTTTGCCACATTTCCGGAAGCATTGATCGAGCCTTGCATCCTAGCAGGCACAAGCGAAAGGGGCTATTGCCCGGCTTGTGGAAAGCCTTGGATTAGGCAGGTGGAAAAGAGCAGAGCAACCTATCAGAAGACAGAAGATCCCACAATAAACACCGGGCGAAAGGGCATGAATCGTTGCCGCGAGGGAGAAAGCGATAAGTACGTTTTGGCAATTTCACAAAGCGAGTTAGCGGATCTTCTCAAAAAGGCAGCGATTGGCAAAGAGCCTGAGATGGAAGCCCGATTTGGTAGCAAATGGGCACACTGGATAAGAACCGATTCATCAGGAGCACGGATACCAACTTTTGCAGATGCTAAGGAGATCTTTAATCTGCTTGGGGTGGAGATCCCCTTTAATGGTGAACCGGGCGGTTGGCTTCCCTCCTGTCAATGTTCATGCGATCCCCGACCAGGAATTATCCTAGATCCTTTCTTTGGCGCAGGCACCGTTGGCCTCGTATCTGCGAAATTAGGCCGTCGCTGGATTGGCATTGAATTAAATCCTGATTATTGCGCCATCGCCCGCAAGCGCATAGCCGCCGTACCGGCGAGGCTCGACAGGTGGGCGGAGGCTTCGTAGATGGTCATCTTCCGCCTCGGTGAGCAGAAGCTGGCCGCCCTGGACTGCGGCGAGATCGTTGTCATTCATCGGCTTGAGAGGCAGACCGAAAAGGCGCTGCTGCTCTCTGTGGCGCATCGCTCCGCAACGGGGGAGCGCAAGGCGAGTTATTGGGTGCCCAAAAGCCAGGTGAAGCTAGACAACTGCAAGCCGTTCGGCGAGGTCAAGCTAGAGGCCTTCGGGAAGATCGAGATACCCGATTGGCTCTGGGACAAGAGGAAGCCGGCATGAACATCCTTTCCCTCTTCACAGGTGTCGGGGGCTTTGATCTCGGCTTGCGGCGGGCAGGCTTCAGCATAGCTGCCCAAGTTGAGATTGATCCATTCTGTCAGAAAGTCTTAGAAAAGCATTGGCCGGAGGTAGAACGGTTTGGCGACATACGAGGAATTGACGATTTCCCGAGAGCAGACGTTATCTGCGCCGGATTCCCCTGCCAGGACATTTCTGTTGCAGGAAAAGGCGCCGGCCTATCCGGGGCACGTTCTGGACTCTGGACTGAAGCCCTGCGAGCCATTCGCATGGTTCGACCCAAATACGCAATCCTGGAAAACGTGGCAGCTCTCCGTAACCGGGGATTGTGTACCATACTCGGGGCCCTGGCCGAGAGCGGGTATGATTCGGAATGGGATTGCCTACCGGCGAGTGCCTTTGGCGCCCCTCACCAGAGGGACCGACTGTTTGTTGTTGCCTACCCCATGTTGCGCCAAATACGGCAGCAACGGAGGGGGTGCAGCTGGCCGGACGGGCAAGGATCGCCCGAGCCTGGAGACAATGGCACGAAAGAATCTTTGGCCAACTCCCAGGAGTTCAGACTCGACGGGAGCCTGCATGCACGGCGAGGGCGGGCCGGATCTCAAAACGGCGGTGAAGCTCTTTCCCACTCCATGCAGCAGGGATTGGAGATCGGGCAAGAGGAAACAATCCTCAGCGGCCTTCGACCAGTTGAGCGATCAGATTGGTGGGACGTTGAACCCGGTGTGGGTCGAGTGGCTCATGGGATTTCCGGAAGGGTTCACCGAATTAGAGCCCTCGGCAATGCCATCGTCCCGCAAATCCCGGAATGGATCGGCCAGCAAATAATAGCATTCGAGGAAGCCTGATATGGCCGCCGCTCTGCCCGAATCCGTGCTGCCCGCGTCCGAGTCATCGCCTAGCGGAAAGGAAACGCTCGAAGAGCGCTGCAAGACGCTTGAAGAGACCGTCCGGAAACAAGCCGAGCAGATCGAACTCCTAAGAGATGGGGTTCTCCGGCTGCAAGATCTAGTTTCAAGTTGCACGCAACGACAAAGCGAGCACGGCAACGCGCTTTCGAAGTTGGTTGACCGGACGGCAGCACTTGAGGGTAAGAAAGCAGACTCCGAGATCAACAAGGCGCGGGCGGAAAAGATCAGAGAATATCTTCATGACAGTGGAACTCCCGGAAAATTTCTCAACAAAAGGACTGGGAAGTTTATCGAAGGTAAAGCCGCCCGTTTTGAAGTGTTGCGGGGCCATCTGGTCATTGACAAATACAAACTGAATCGAGCGTTGCATTCGTTATTTCGGACATATCCAGGAGAATATTGTACCAAGAAGATAAATAAAAAATCTTGGGTGTTAGTTGAGCGGCCCAAGCTCTGATGAAGTTGCATTGCAACCGCAACTACACACCGAGATCAATAGGCTGATCGGGCGTTTTGGAACGTCTGAAATGGACTGTCAGGCCAAAAACAGGCCGAAAAAGTATCGTCTTAATCCGAGAAAGAGAAAAAATTTAGTGAATAGTATATAAACAACAGACAAGTTGCGAACGGCTGCAATTTCACGTGGTGAGGTTGCGGTTGCAATGCAACTTGAGATGGCGGGGGTCACAATGCAAATATTCTGGATTCGGACCGAATCGGGCGAGGACTTCTGGGGGCCGTATATCGAGTGGTCTCTGGCAGACCGGATTCTGAAAATCGTCCGCATGGCCGGCTATGAAGATGCCGAGATAGCAGTAGCAGAGACCGACGAGTATGGCAGCAAGATCCTGGCCGGATTGCTGCCCTGGCAGATCATTTTAGAGATCGAGGACGGCGAGCTCATGAAAACAACCTGCTCGTTGACCTGGCCTCCTAAAGACGAAGAGGGCATTATCCGGGGAGAGGCCGACAACTCGGGAGAATGCGAGACTGTGGAGTACTTTGCCTGGGCCAAGACCGAGGCGGAAGCGAAAAGACGGATCGCTCAGCTCGGGGCGACGCCAAAGGCAAGAGCGGAGGCCGAGGCATGAGTACCCCTCAAGATTTCCTTTTCGAGCAGATCACGGATAGTCTGCCTCAGCTATCCGACCGCCAGCTCACCAATCTTATTGTGGTCATCCAGACCCTTCAGAAAGAGCGAGAGGACGACAAGATAGCCGCATCGGTGGGGTGCTGAATGCTCCTCTTCCGACCTGAGCATGTGACTCCGATCCTGGCTGGCACGAAGACCGAAACCCGCCGGATCTGGAAGCGATGGCGGGCCAATGTGGGCAGCATCCACCTGGCTAAGACGAAGATGCTCTCGACAGAGCACTTCGCAAAGCTCCGAATCCTCAGCAGGCGAGTAGAACTCCTGGGCGATATAACCGACGCGGGAGCTAAGAGCGAAGGCTATGCATCTCGGGAGGAGTACCTGGCCAAGTTCCGGGAGATCAACAAGCTAACCGGCCCGATTGAGGGTGTATATGTTCACGTTTTGGAATTCGAGGTAGTACAATGAGTAAATTTCACGGAGCCAAGGGCAAGAACCACACCGCCAAGCCGCGCAAGAAGCCCACGCAAAGCGAGATCGCCCGGCAGATCACGGTCATGAAGCAGCGTTTCTGTCTGAGGCCTTACATGACGCTTGAAGCGGACGCGAAAACAGTAGCAAGAGAGGAACAGGAATGAGCGCCAAATCCCTATCTGATGTAGTCTACAAGCACGTATTTCCGGGCGGAATGATACCGCTCGATTGCAGGAATAACATCCCGGCCATCGACAAGCGCATCGAGGAGATCGCTATCCTCGCATCCGGCAAGCCGCTTGCCGCAATCTCTGCAAGGGTTCGCAGCCAGGCCATCACGCAGCAGATCGTGGCCCTGAAAGAGGGTGGCATGGGCCTTAGCGAAATTGCCGAACAAATGGGCATGACGAGAGACGCCTGCCGGAACCGCTATGAGGACTACAAGGCGAAAAAGAAAGCCGCCGCCCTGAATGCAGAGGGCTATGCAGCGCTATCCGGGCAGGTCTTCCCGCATGCCGTGCAATGGGTGGTCGAGAGCAGCGATCATCCTGTTGAGCCCAACAAATTGACCGATGCAACGTTGCGCAACGATGCAGCACCGAAAACCGATAACAGCGATCAAGTTCCTGGCCCCACGAAAATGATACCAAATGCCTGCGATGAAGTCGGAAATCCGATATGCCTGGGTGTGAGTGATGGCCATTTAGCCGAATCCAGCGAAAAGGTGATCGCATCCGAACCGGTCCGAACCGGTCCGGAAGCGGGCGCCGAAAAGTTACCTACTGAGTTACCTACCCCGAGCCCGACTATTAGGCAATCCCAAATAGTTGAAGAATCTGTGAAAGTCGATCTCCAGGAGGCAAAGCCGGAGCAAATCGAATCTCCTCCGGCAACTATCCGGGAAATCCGGACAGTTGAGCCAGAGCCAGAACAAGCGCCAGCCACAGAGCCTGCCGCCCCGGACCTCAGCGAAGAGAACGTCCTGCGGCTCTTCCACGGCGGCAAGTCAATCAAGGAGATTGCCAAGCTCCTAAATGTCCGGGTGCCGTGGGTCCGGCGCATATGCGACGCCGACCGCAAGGTCGAGGCCGAGAAAGTCGCGCCAAAGAAAACGCAGCCGATCAAGTCCGCGCTCTCCGAAGTCAACAGCCTCATCCTGGAGATGGCGAACAAGAACGCCCTGCCGTCTGAGATCTGCATAGCGGTCGATCGCAGATTTCACGAGAGCTTCACGACAAGCGAAATGGTCAAGCGAATAGCGAACCTCCGGAGCCAGCGAGCATGATAGCAGACGGCGAGATGCAGAAGCGCCACGAGTGCGTGGGCCGCTATCGGAACCAGCAAAAGCGCGATGCCATAGACACCCAGATCCGGGGCATAGATACTGCCATCCTGATCCTCCAGGAAAAGCGGGCTGAGCTGCAGGCCGAAAGCGACAGGCTGAAGCCTGCCAGGCGGACGGGCGGGCGAGGTGGCGCATGATCAAGCCACGAGAGATCCTAATTCAGCACCTCCGGGCAATGGGGGCTGATGGGCTGGTCCATCCCTGCGCAGAGTGCGGCTGCGGGCTGGATGACCTGGCCCCATGCCAATGCCTGAACCTGGACGATTGCATACCAGCTCGGCATGTGAAAACCTCTCCCGAGACTCACGCTATGTATGAGGACTTTCCGGACGGCTATTATGTCCCGCTGCTGCCGATAGCGCGCTTCAAATCTGAGCAGCTTTGGGAAGCCTACCAGGCAAATCCTAGCTATGAAAATATGTGCCACTGGCTCAAGCATCGGGCCTGGATGAGTATCGATGGGGGCTGCAAGAAGTGAGCCAAGACGTTATCCTCGCCACTATCGCAGCTTTCGGCCCGGTCAGCACCACCGACCTCAAGGAAGGCCTGCGGTTCGGGCGGCAGTCAGTCCACGACTCCCTGCGGATCATGCAGCACACCGGCGAGATCGTGAAGCTCCCCAGGATCGGAGGCCGGCCAAGTTCGATGTGGGTGGCAAAATGATCCTCGTAGAAGGCGAGCGCCTGCGGGACAGGCTCGAAAATGTGCCGCCTGGAAGAGAGGAGTTCGCCAGGTCCACCGACGAGCTGGCCATTTGGCTCAGCTCGACACCCGATCAGGTACTATCAGCCTGCAGGGCTTTGCAGCGCTTCGGGGCGGCAAAGATGAGGCTCGCCCGCTGCCGGACCGGCCCGAGGAGCAACACGACCAGAACGATGTGGTGGGGCGTGGCCTGATGTCCCTCGGCTCTACCATTTTGGCCGTCCGGGCCGCTCACCTGGCGCTGGGGCAGACAGACCTCTCCCGGCTCGCCCAGAAAGTCGATATGAGAGAGAATACCGTCCGTAATGCCCTGGCGATACTCATGGGCCTGGGGCTGGCGGAGAAGATCAGGCATACGCCGCCCATTCCTGGCAAAAAGGGCGGCTGGATACAGGTAGAATGGAAGCCGGTAGTAATCGATATAAAACCAATCGATAGGACTGCTATCGATAAAGAAGATTAATATTTTTCCGGGGCCAATGGGTGAGTATGCCCACCCACCGACCGCAAGGAAGGAAGGCGCGGGCAGAGCCATCGAGCCGGAACGGTTGTTATTGGGACAGCGAGATTGAACCTGTTTTTGAAGGCCCAAAAGGCAACCTCACCGCTATTGAATACTACTCTAAGTTTGGCAATGCTTCGTCAATGGGGCGGGGCGAGCCTAAAGCCACAAGATTTACACGGAAATCGTGCGCCTGTGGTGGAGACGTTCGCTTAAACGCGGACGGGTTTGCTATCTGCTTAAGCTGCAATACTGTTCTGAATGATGGTAATTCATACGAACTCATTAAGATCAATCGAAAACAAAAGGATGGTCTAGCACCACCACCGAGGCGCTACCGCAAACCACGAGCAGCCCGGTAGGTTGACCCCCTCTTCTCTAAACTTTATCGAGTTTTATCATGTCAGACAAGTCCCGCAACCGCACCTTTTGGGCCGGCTCCAAGGCCAACGGCAACGCCACCAGAGCGCAGTCCAAGCAATCCCAGGAAGAGCTTAACTGTCGCATGGGCCGGGAGCGCATCGCAAAACGATATGCCGAGCTGAAGGCGAGAGGCAACCATGAGCAAGCCGGAGGAGGCGCAGGAGCTGCAACCCAGTGAGCGCAAAATAGAGAGCTGCGGGCCATGCAGGCCGCCCGATGACGTGGGCGAGAACCATCCCCATTTCCCGAATCTGCTGGACATAATCGCTGGCCGGAAGCGTCTATAACTCCCGGTTCGGCATTGTGAGTAATGGACGATACGCAACTCGGTTTGTGAATCACGAAATCAAAATAATGATTCACAATAATAATCATAAATATAATAATTGGCGGCGAGTCGTCTCTAGGGGGCCGGTAAAGTCCTTCCCGAGCCAGGCGGACCCCATACGCTTAAGGACAGTGAACGTAAGCTGCGAGGCGACATAAAAAGGGCATAAGTCGGGATAAAGCCCGCCAATTCACAGTCATCCAAGGGGATGAACACAAAAAATGGAGGTGAAACAGCCCTCCATCAGAACCCATGTCTAATCAGCCAGGCAGGGGCGAGAATTCCATCAGCGGGCAGTCCCGGACAGGCTGCCCAAATCACAGTCGCAGATGCCGCGGATAATGCAGGATGAGGCCCCTGCGCAGTCGTTACGGTCATGCTCGTAAGGATCGGCTGCCTGCGACACCTTCACAGTCACCAAGCGATGACCCCACGGGCGAGCGGTGAATAGATACATGGCCAAATCGACTTCATGGCGTGCCGGTGAAGAAGCGCACCGGCACCTCATGCTCACATCGGCCACAGAAGCACAACCAGGACGTGCAGGCGGCCAGTAACCGCCCGGCTGAGAGTTCAAATCTCTCTTGTGGCTTTCCTACAGCATCCCCCGATGTCATGTAGGCTGCGCCGGACAGATCCGGCATCCCTGTTATCCTGCCCTTCAGGATACCGGCCCGGCCGGGCCGTTACTAATTACCCTTCTAATTTTGTCCAATTTTGTCCAATTGTCCAATTTTGTCCAAGTTGATCACTTATGGCGTTTGAATCGATAGCAGAGTACGTTGACCAAATCGAAGAGGGCTTTGGGAAAAAGGAAAGTCCTGCCGCAATAGCCCGCAGACTCGGCATACCAGAAAAGGCCAAGACAATAGCACGATACAAGGAAGCAGTCTGGAGCCTCAAGGACATAGTGCATGACGCCAAAGAAAAGCGGGCCAAGAAACATGAAGAACGAAGAGACAAGGCGGTAGACGAGGTTGTCAATACCTTGGATCTCATCAATCTGGCCAAACGGCGCTCACAGCAATTAATGTCCGTCGAGCTGGGCGAGGAGTTCGAGGTATCTGATGGCGAGACTCACAGGCTCACCCTAGGCTCCGCATCAATCTATTGGCCTGCTGGCTCCAAGATGATGATGGACGCAGTCCGGCTGGAGCTGGAGCTGTCCGGAGACGACCCGGAGAGCCGCAAGGCATCGGCCCTCGAGGAATTGAGCGATGCCCAACTTAGACAAATTGTTGAAGCCACAGCAGAAAAAGAACCTCCACCAAAAGGCTAGAGAAGTACTGGCCTCTCGTCACCTGATAGACTTCCTGGAGCTGGATGGGGCGGGGAGGTGGCAGCGAGCCCGCCACTTGGAGTTAATCTGCCGCAAGCTGGAAGAGCTAGAGGCAGCAGCCAGGGGCGATGGCGGCTGTGACCGGGCTATATTCTGCCTCCCGCCTAGGGGCGGGAAGTCTGAGGTTTGCTCAAAGAAGTTCCCGGCCTTTTGCTTGGGGCGAAATCCTGAATTCGAAATTATTCTCAGCACCTATGCCGCAGAGCTATCATACGATTTTAGCCGCATAGCACGGGCGACCCTCCGCGAATGGGGGCCTTCACTGTGGGGTATCAGAGTATCTGATGAAAGCTCCTCCGTATCGAAATGGGGCATAAAGGGCCATCGGGGCGGCCTGACGGCGGCGGGCGTGGGCGGCCCGATAACAGGTCGCGGCGCGGCCATTGCCATAATAGACGATCCGGTGAAGAATGCTGAAGAGGCATCGTCTAAAATCATCCAGGATAAAATATGGGATTGGTATCGCTCAACCCTCTACACCAGATTGGCGCCCAATAGTGCCATCGTAGCCATCATGACCAGATGGGCCGAAGATGATATAGTTGGCCGTCTGGTCGAGGAGATGGAATCGGAAGATGGTGAGAAATGGGATGTAGTGAGCATCCCCGCTCTGGCAGAGCCCGGCGACGTAATGGGCCGAAAAGTCGGAGAGTCTTATTGGCCCGGACGTTTTCCCGTTCCATGGCTTGAGCGCAGGCGTGTTGCGGTTGGACCCTTCTACTGGGAAGCGTTATACCAGCAGCATCCACTGGACGCGAAAGGAACGATCTTCAATCCGGACCTGATGCATAAGATTGATCCGGCGACGGTCGATCTCAAGGCCTGCAAGGCGTTCGGCGCTCTCGATCCATCGGAGGGCGGATCAGATTACGCAGGGCTAATCACAGTTTTACTCCTGCCAGACGGGAAGTGGCTTGTCTGGGATTGTGACCTGTCGGTAGATGGCCAGGATAAGTCCATCACCAAGATCATAGAAAAGCATATCCAATATCATTATTCCCTTTTCAAGATTGAATCAAACTCTCTCGGGCACGCTAAGAGCGCGCCGGGCGAGGCGCTATTCGTTATCGACCTGAAAAAAAAGCAACAGAGAGAACACGTAGTGGTGCCATTCGATCTGGTCTGGAATACTGCGCCAAAAGTTGACAGGATAAGATCTCTGCAACCCCACTATATCAACGGGCAGCTATGCTTTAGAACTGACTGGGCTGCAGTGTATCCTGAGCTTGTAGCTCAGCTTAAAGCCGCGCCGAATCCCAAAGCACACGACGACGGGCCGGACGCTCTCGAGATGGCCGTTTCGGGTATACTGACATATCATCATCCTGTATCTCAACTCACCTTCACCGGAGCCACAAAAAAACGCGCGTGGTAAAGACTATGATCATGCACATACCGCTTCTGGATGTCGCCCTGTCAGTAGTCCGGAAAGAGAAGGCCCGCGACTATAAGCAGGAATACCGGGACTACCACGGCAAGCCATCCAAGATCAAGGAGCGCGCCGAGAGAAACGCCGCCAGGGCGAAGCTGGGGCTCAAGCGCGGGGACCCGAGAGAGGTAGATCACAAGCACCCGCTCTCGGACGGCGGCAGCAACAGCAAGCGCAATCTGCGAGCGATTAGCAGAGAGACCAACCGGAAGAAAGGGGCGAAGAAAGAATGAAAGTCAAAGAATTAATCATAGTATTGCAGAAATATAATTCTGACGCAAATGTTCAAGTGACAACAGAAGGCGTTTTATGTGACATAATCAGTGTCGAGGAATACTACAATAAAACGCTTGTCGTGATCGAAGGGTAAGCCCGCCCAATTTTCTATCATAGCTCACCAATGCCGATTTTTCGAGATCCATCATGAAAAAGAATAATCGCGTCACCAAGTCCGGCCCAGCGCAGCCCAACACGTTCGTTGGCGGCGGTATCTACCCACAGTTCCACCAGAGCCCCAGAGCCGTGGTGGGTCAGGGCGAGATGGGCCGCTCCGGCCTGCAGTATTTCATGCCGGGTTGGATCAAGCGAGACTTCCTCTCGGAGTTGCAGGGCCGCCAGAGGTGGCTGGTCTTCGACCAGATGGGCAGCAATGATGCCTATGTAGGATCAGCTCTGAATATCTATTCGCTCTTTCTCCGCCGCACGAGCTGGCATCCAGATCCCATCGATGACCGGAACAAAGAGAACGGCTCGGCAGAGTTCTTGGAGCAGTGCATGAACGACATGCAGCACTCCTGGCAGACATTCATTGCGACTGCATCCAAGCCCACGCTACAGTTTGGATTCGCGCCATTCGAAAAGATCTTCAAGCAGCGAGAAGGTGAGCAGGACGACGACCGGCAGTCTTCCGAATATGACGATGGCGCAATAGGCTGGCAGAACTTCGCGTTCAGGTCTCCGGACTCCATCCTCCATTGGGACTATGACCCCAAGGACGTTACCCGGCTGCTGGGGTTCACTCAGATAGCCGCACCTGATTATCATGTGACATTCATTCCAATTGAAAAAATCATCAATATCCGCTCAGCACCCGGCAAGGACAATCCAGAGGGCGAATCCATCCTCCGGACCACCTGGAGAAGCTGGCGGACCAAGACCGTCATGGAGGACCTGCGAAACGTCACGGCAGAGTTTGGCGGCGCCGGTATCCCGTGGGTAGAGGCTCCCGCCATCATAGCCAACGCACCGGCAGCTTTTGCAGCCGCGAGCCAAGGCGGGGCCACGCCCGGCCAGGATGTGGTTGATGCACTGGCCAGCTACAACTCGCTCGTAGCTATGATGGAGAGCATCTCCCTGGGCACACAGAAATGGATTATCACCCCTCAGGTCTGGGACGCCAACGGCCAGCCCCAGATCAAGGTTAGCTTTCTCCAGCCGTCGCAGAATGCCGACATCATAGGCCACATAACCGCCTCAATCGAGGCCGAGGCAAAAGCTATCCTGATCGCTACGGGTACCGAATTTCAAGCCCTGGGCATGGGAGGGACCGGCAGCCTGGCCCTCAGCCGGGACAAGACCGACAACTTCACCCTGGCAGTGGCCGCCGTGGCCAATTCCTTCCAGGAGTCGATCAATCAGCAGGCCGTCAGGCAGCTATTCCGGCTGAACCCGCAGTTCGAATTCGAGCGCGGGCAGCCGAAGCCCAAGATAGTCTATGATCCGCTCGTGCCGCTCAGCACCCAGGATATAGTGGCAGTGCTGGGGCTCTTCGAGAAATCGGGTTGGGACATGTCCAAGCAGGCCGGCATCCGGGATGCTATCATCAAGAACATGGGCCTGCCGGACTACATCGAGCAGGAAATCGAGGAAAAGCTGCAGGAGCACGGCGATGCTCCCATCGAGAGCCTGCTAGACGGCAAGAGCGCGCTGGATGCGATTATGGGTGCGGCTGGATGATCACGGGGCAGGCAGATTCCAGCCCCATATGAGGCCGCACGCGCAGAGCATACCGAGCAGGAAAATGATGATCGTGTAAAGCGGATCGTCGCGGGTCATCGCTTCACCATTTGCATGGATGAATCGGCTTATCCCCGTACGTATCGCCCAAATCAATCTCATGCTGGACGACGTGGCGATTCTGCATTGGACCATAAACCTTCGCGTCAAATGTAAGGGGCGGCTCATCCTGCACTGGACCAGCAACAAGCTCATTGCTCTTGGAAACATCAACTATTTCAACAAGTCCATCGCTCCGGGAAAACCGGACCTCGACCACAGTCGATCTGGATAGCTTACCAACCTGGTTATATCGCACGCATGCCGCCAAGATGGCCGCTTTTGCGGCGGCTAGGTCCTGGCAATGGTCCGAGGCCGTTACATCGATTAGATCTGATATCATCGCTTCACCTTCTTGCCTTTTGGCTTCTCCAGATATTGCTTGCACATCGGGCAGCTCTTAGGCTTCTCGATGCGCGGTTCCCATTCGTAGCCGCAATGGGGGCACTTCATCTCATCGCCTGCTCTAGAATACTCTTGATGTCGTCAGGTCGGACCATGCCTGCGTAGATGCCCTCAATCATGCCGCAGAACCACTCGCGGCTTTTAATGGTCGCGATATCGAATTTATCCGGCACACCCTCGATCTCTGGAATGCTCAGCCCGCCGCGCGGCGCCTTCTGTGACAGGTACAAGGCCCGGCCCATGGCCTGACCCTCGACACCGAGGCGCGCCGAATTGGCGGCTAGGTACACCTCAAAGGATTTGACGTCTGTAATCATTCCGAATCACCTAAAACTCAAATCTCCCAGTATCGAATAGTTTGCTTCACATCCTCGAACCAGTCCTCTGTCGCCTGACACCCGGGCAGCCTGGTCGGAAACGGCCAATCGAGCTTAAGCCTTTGCTGATAGAAATGGCAGTACATAACATGGGGCATGCACGGCAAACTTCTGGCATGCTTGCAGATCTTGTCGAGGTTGTAACAAACCCCATCAATTGGGATTATTGGGTCTTCGCCCATCTTAATTTGAGTCACGATCATACATCATAATCATCTTCCTCATCATATAAAGGTATCTCATGAACGCCGAACTCCTCGCCCTCATCCGGGAAACCGGCTATCTATCGGGCTCGCCCACACTGACCGATCAGGCCCGTTTTGATTTCCTCACCACCGCTTTCTGGCGACAGGCCAAGGCACTCGGCTACGACATAGTCGAGCTGAAGCGCCTACTCTGGCGGATGTCAGGCCGCCCGATGGATGCACTCATCGCAGCTCTGCCAGATGCACCGATCCAGAAGGCCGTCAAGGCCACTGGCAAGGAGAAAGATCCCAGGAAGCGCATAAAAGAGACTGCCGCCGCAATCGCTCTGCTATACAAGCGTGCAGAGAAGGACATCCGGGAAGCGATCGACAGCAACCTTGAGCAGCCGGAGCGCATGCGGGCCGAGACTGGCCGGATCAGGCGAAACCTGCTGATGCAATCTGCGAGCTGGCTGGGCGTGGCTATACCGGGAATGTACCTGGCAGGCTCACGCATAGGCAGCCTACAGGGGCCGCACGCCAAGGCCGCCCAGGCAATGGCTGCACAGGAGTACAATCGCTTCAAGGAAGTGGACGCCCAGATAGGCAGGCATGTGGAAGAGGTCATAGCCGAGGCCGAGAAGCGCCGGACCCAGGCAACACTGGCCGGATCTCAGGTCAAGGTCGACTATGCAGGCCTCCGGGGCCGTGTGGTCGGGCACAAGACGATAGACGGCAAGGAGCTGGGGCTGGCCGACTACATCAACATGGTAGCGATCACAGCCGCCCGGAACGTGTTCAACCTGGCCGTGGAGAACGTCATGCTCTCCAGAGGCAACGACCTGGCCATGATATCCCGAGAGGTCCGGGCGAATAGCTGCCAGGCTTGCCGTGATTGGGCCGGGAAGATCGTGAGCATATCCGGCAAATCAAAAGAGTATCCATCGCTGCAAGATGCGAAGGATGCGAACGTCTTTCATCCGCATTGCATCCACTTCTTAGAAGACATCTTGGAAGATCGCTATGCAGGAACGGGTCACTATATAGGAGGTGCCTTATAGTGTGGTCAAAAGACAAAGGCTACTGGACATACAGCGCCAGCACGCCAGATAAGGCAGAGATCATCATCACCACTACAGAAAAGCCGAAGCGGAAGCCGCGCAAGAAGAAGGCCCAGGAATGAGCGTCATCAACGAGTTCCTGCGCGTGGCAAAGGGGCAGACCGTCTGGCTGGACATAGCAGGCCGAGCAAGCTTCTACCAGGGCAAGGTTGAGCGGTTTGACCGCGAGCACATCATAATATCAAGCGAGCTGGGCTTTGATTGCATAGCGATAAGCGACATCCGGGGAATATCTCTGCCCAAACAAGTGGAGATCGTGGCGGAATGACGGAAGAAGAAGCCGATACACATCAGGCCTGGCTGGATATGATCTACAGGAGCCGGGCGCTGGTGGATGACTGGGAAGAGCTTTGCGCTATGGGTGCGGATGCAGAGCGGTATTGCTGATGCTGATCAAAAGCGGCTAACGTGGTCTGCTCGCCTGACCAATACTTTGCGTAATCCTTGAACCTGAATCGCTCGGTGCTCATATTATGTCTATATAGATCTTTCTGTAATATATATCTTACTCTTCCGATGGTGATTTTCCATGATCATGAACATTCCCCTCCTGCCCGCTGCTCTGTCAGTCTACATCAGCAAGGCAGATAACTGGCAAGAAGGCAAGCATCCGCGAGCCTCAAACGGCCAGTTCGGCTCAGGCGGGTCCGGTTCCGGCAAGCCCAAGGGCAAGGAAAGCCAGGGAGCCAAGCACAAGCGCAACCAGCAGGCCAGACGGGCCGAAGGTACCGGGCAGACTACCCTGGGTGGCGGCAAGGCCATCCAGACACTCTTATCTGGCGGGAGTGCACTGGATAAGATCGGGTGGCTGAGTACGAGCAAGAAGCCTGAAGCGGCGAAAGAACCGGAGAAACCGGGGGAGCAGGAGAAAAAGCCAGAAAAGAAGCCGCAATCCAAGATAGCGCAGGAGATCGCAGCGCGTGGTATTCAAATTCCGTCGCCGCCAAAGACCGTGGCCCCCGGCGAGAAATCGCTCAGCATGAAAACGAGCAGCGGCACGGATATTCCGCTAAAAGTAAGTGGCTATAAACAGGATCACAAGATAACTATTGACCCACCCATAACAGTGCGGGGAGTGAAGATCAGTGGCCCTGCACAGATTTCCAGAACGAAAATTAATGGCAAGCCCACTGAGGTGCTTAGTGTGCATACCGCGCAAGGCTGGGCATCCCTCACAGTCGACACTAAGCAGCTCAACGGCGAGATTGAAGCTCTCCCTGAGAAACAATATACTGCCCAAAAGGTGAATGAGACAATAGACTCGGACGGCATACCCGTCGAGGTCAAACACTGGGAGATAGACGGCGGGAGCCGAACGACCGCTGCGGGGAACTATATTAATGATCGAGATTTGGGAGACTTCCTCGATGCCGCCGGAGTCACAAACATATCCGTCAAAGACGCGATGAACCTGTATGAACAGGTAATGGAGACTCCCGAGAAATTGGAAAGGCAACGGGAGCGAAACGCGAGATCCTCCGCACTACATCAGCACTGGGCTGATATGGAAGAAATGGAGGGCGGGCGGCCCAGGGGCAGCGAGTACAATCCAAGCGGATATAGAAGCAACGCGCCGCCCAAATACAAAGCGCCCGAAAAGCCAGCAAAACCGGAGTCAAGACCATTCCCCCAAAATCCCAAGCCCGGCGATGAGTTCACAAACGAACACGACACTGTATTCGTAGCTGATGAACACGGTCGTTGGCAAAATGCGCCTCTTGGATACGTCCCCAAAGATCGCCCCCCAATGCAACCAACTCCCTCAGGCGGAGGAAGTACTCCCAACACACCAGAGCCCTCCACAAAACCCCAGGGCGCGCCCGTTGCCGCTAAACCCGGCGCGGGGAAGGGCACCCCCGCTCCATTCAATGAGATATTCGGCTCAGATCCTAGCCACATCAAGGTCGAGGGCAATGTGGACTATACCAAACCCTACGTGCTGCGAATAAGTGGCAAGACATACGACCACAGAGACAATCTCAAGAAGCTCGGATTCAAGTGGGGGCCGACCAGCCAGACGTGGTACAAAGGGGTCGAGCCCAAAGATGGCGACGCAGGAAAAGCGGCGCTGCTGGAGCACATCAAAGGCGTGAGTGGTGGAAAGGGCGCTGTCGGACAACTGAAAGCCAGTGTCAAGAATGGCAAGCTGGTTCCAAAAAAGTGAGAAAAAAGTGAGAAAAAAGTGAGAAAAAAGTGAGAAAAAAGTGAGAAAAAAGTGAGAAAAAAGTGAGAAATAAGCGAGGGGGGAAGGCGGCTATTTGGCGCGCCTATGCATTATTGCACCCAACGTGTAATAGTATGAGTCGTTGTCAGTGGCGTTCTTTCGATTATCGGAACGCCAATATTCGGATACGCTCAGATCTATGTCGTTTGGGGCAATGGCCCTCCAGGCAAGAGATGTGTTGCTGGATTTCGATGTGAATATTATGCTGCTTCCGCCGAGCTCAAACCCTGCCCGCCAGCAAGCCCGCTTTTCAGGCGTGTCGAGGCCCTCGAAATGGCCATCTAAAAGGTGGGTCAAGATTTGCACTGTTTCCTCATCCTGCAATAGGTATTTCTCGTATGCCTCGCTATTTCTGGCGAACTCATCTTTCTCTTTATGCGTCATCTGCCTAAAGCATGTCATTTTCTAACCTCCGCAAAATCCAGCAGTCTGGAGAGTGCGTCATCCAGGCTCTCTCCCGCATTTCCAAACTTTGCCAGCCTACCCCGGTTTTTCCGAGATACTTGAATTGTGGTAATGGGCTCGTTCATCCCACCACCTCAAAATCATTGTTCTGGAAGGCTCGTGGATCTTCCAGGAGCGTCAGGACGTGAGAGTATTTCGAATCCACATCTTCGATATCATCATTTTCGAACTGGTGAACGGGAAGGCTCTCTAGAATCTTCTTGGAGGTGTTCAGAACCAGCACCCTAAGCTCCTCTTCTGAGCCGAGTGCGTTCTTCCCCCGGATCTTTCCGAGTTCGAACATGCTATCAGATGCGGTTTTCACAATTCTCATCAGAGACTCGTAGGTCTCATCGTATGTTGCGGTTGCCATAGTACCTATAGTACCTATAATAGTATAAATAACCTTCGCCCACCCACCCGCCCGGAGTCCTGCCATGCCCGCCAACCAGCCTGATATCAAGATCGCCCCGCTCAGGGATGGCATAGCGGGCCGGTCGAGAGACGGAAAAACGGTTTTTATCGATCCATTGGTCCCTGCCTGGATGCGCCTTGCCATTCGTGTCCATGAGCAGGCCGAGCTCCGGTTCATGCTGGCCGGGATGAGCTACGCAGGAGCGCACCAGAAGGCCACGTCATACGAGCGGCATTACTGCGAATCGCGAGGCCTGGACTGGCCGGATTACGATCGCACCTACAAGCGAGTCCTGGCCGCTATCATGGCCAGAGAGCCGAAACCAACGGAGCCGCCGGACCTGTTTCACGGCGACAGAGGCGAGATGCCCGACAATACCAATTATTCACATTTACACAAATCAGAATCCCTGGACTATGGAAGCGTCCATGTCCCCCGTTTAGGAGGTTCGAAGATGAAACCAGATGAAGATGAACTCATGGAAAAAGAAGACGACGAGGAAGAGATGCACAAGGCAGGCTCTGACTCCGATTTCGTCAGAGAGAGACTGAAGGACGAGGCCGGGGGCATAGAGGCATACAGCCAGGCCCTCGAATCCGTCCAGGACCCCAAGCTCAAGGAGATCCTGCAGGCAATCCAGGAAGACGAGCAGAAGCATAACGCCGCCCTGGAGCAGTGGCTACAGGAAAACGATCCCGAGGCCCAGGATGAGCACGAAGGCGAGGAATCGCCCGGCGAGGAAGATGAGGAAGACCTCGACAAGGACGAGGACGGCGGCAAAGGTGAGCTAATCGACCAGATCCGGGCCGTGCTGGAAGCACACGAGGCAGAGAAGGCCGATGAAGACGAGCCTGGCGAGGAAGACCTCGACAAGGAAGACTCTGATGGTGAAGAGGACACCGAGAAATCGGACGATGAGGACGAGGACGACAAGCCAGACTTCCTGAAAGAGGACGAAGAAGATGAGGAAGACGGTAAGATAACCAAGTCCTTCAGGGTGCCCATCATCAAGGGAGATCGGCAGATCGTTTACGGCGTGGTCTCCGAACCGGGAACCATCGATCTTCAGGGTGATCGGCTGTCAGAGTCTGAAATTCGCAAGGCATGTCATAAATTCATGCAGACCTCGCAGAAGATCAACAAAGAGCATGAAGGCCCGGCAAAGGCCGACATCATCGAGAGCTACATAGCGCCAACTGACTTTAGGTGCGGCGGGCAGACTGTCAAAAAAGGAAGCTGGGTCATGGCAGTAAAGGTCCAAGATCCTGACCTATGGCAAGCCGTCAAGAAGGGCGAGATAACCGGATTCTCGATCGCAGGCCAGGGCGAACGAACTCCGTTCTGATTTTGAGGTAATCCTATGCCAAACGAATTATCCAATCTTGAACTGGATGAGGTGTCATTAGTCGGAAAAGCGGCGAATGGCAAAAAATTCTTGATTTTCAAATCAATGCAAAAATCCAAGGAAGGTATCACGATGAAAGACCATAAGCCCGCTGGGGCAAAGGCCGGGTCCGGCGTGGCCCAGGTCACTAAGGCGGATATCGAGGCTATGATATCCGATGGTATCCAGAAGGCCGTTGCGCCTCTGGTCCAGACTGTTCAGAAGCAGTCTACCAAGATGAGGAAGCAGGAGCTTGAAGGCATCGCCAAGTCCTACCTGGGCGAGCTGGGCAACCCCTCCGAGACAGCCACTATCCTGAAGTCCCTGGAAGATTCGGACATGTCTGCCGGTGCCAAGGAAAGCATCCTCAAGACTCTCAAGCAGGCCAACGCAGCCAAGAAGGAGGCCATGACCGTCCTGGGCTCTCAGATGGGCTCAAGCAGGCCCGCACCCGGAAGCGCTACAGAGCAGTTCGAGGCGATTGTGCAGAAGCACCTGAATGAAATCCGGAAGGCCGATACAGGCCACAAGAGCACCAAGGTGCTCAGGGCCCGAGCAGTCACCAAGGCAGCAGAGGAGAATCCGGCGCTGGCAAAGGCCGTAATGGCTGAGCACAAGCAGAACGTGCACGCCGCTTTCATTGGCGGGAGGCAGTAATATGGACGTTCAAGTGCCATTCGAGGAATTCACCCCAGGAGACGTCAAGATCTATGACGTCGAGGGCGATCTGCACACCTATCAGTACTGTTTCGTAGAGCTGGATACCGTCCGGCCAAGGACCGTCAAGGCATACGCCGGCGGATTCCCGGTGGGAGTGCTCAGGAATGCTCCCGTCGAGACTGCCACCTCCACTCAGTTCTCCCTGACAGCTCTGGTCCAGACACAGAACCGGGCGCTCGTGAAGACTGGATCGGGCGGCCTGGCAGTGGGCGATTTGGTCAAGGTCGACACCGGCGGCGTGGGCATCAAGGCGACACCTTCAGACGAGGACCTCATAGTAGGCCAATGTGAAGTGGCTGCTGCAGAGGGCCTGAATGCAACCGTTCGCCTGGAAAAGACCTATGTGAGCATGTCTTGAGGAGGGAGAGAAAATGCAAATGAATAATTCATATAAGGAGCTTATTGCCTCCCAGGTCTCTCGTGTAGTGAAGAGCGAGGATTACTCTCGCCTGATGGTCGCCGAGCTTCAGTCCAACATGATCCTGGATTATCAGCAGGATCAGAACACTTTCGTAGCCGATCAGTGGGTTCCGCTAGCTCCCATGAAGGCCATCGCCGGCCTGATCGGAAGGATGAACAAGGAGAACAAGTTCACCCCGAGGGCAGCCACCTGGCGACCCGGCACGCAGCCTGCCACCGGCTCCATCAAGGTCGATACTCCAATTCCGTTCGCCTGCCAGAGGTACGCTTTCCAGGCCAATCTGACTGACGATATCCCCTACGTCGCCGATGAGGTCTACAACATCGAGGTAGCTACCACCAGGCTTGTATCTGATGTGCTCCAACTCAACAAGGAACTCATCATAGCAGACGCACTGTTCAGGGCCGGTGTCTGGGGCATTGACCTGACGGGTGTCAATTCCGCCGAGACCTGGGAGCCTGGAGCGGTGACGACAGGCGAGACCTTCCGCAGGTTCAACGACGCCGACAGCGACCCCCTCAATCTGTTCAAGGATCTGACCCTAGCCATCAAGCAGAAGATCGGTGTCAAGCCAAACACCCTGCTGATGGGCGAGCAAGTCTATGAGTCTATGAGGCTCAACCCCACACTCATTAGCCTGTACCGCAATCCACAGGGCGCCGAGAAGGTCCCCACCAAGCTGAACGTGCAGATGCTCGCTCAAGCTCTGGACGTTGAGAGGATTATAGTGGCCGGAGCGATGTACAACAAAGCCCAACCAGGCGCTACTGTAGATCTAGACTGGATCTTCGGCAAGAGCATGTGGTACGGCTTCGTTGACACTCCGGGCATGTACAAGACATTCGCTGCAATGAATGTCAGCTTCAACGAGCCGCTCGGAGGATTCGACACGGCCCTTGTGACCGTTCCTGATCTGCTGACTCATGCCGAGTATTATCAGGGCTTCCAGTGCTTCCAGCCGCTCGTCATGGAGCCGTACGCTGGCGCGTTCATGTATCAGGCAATAGCTTGAGGCGACGATGGTGAAAGTCTATCGAGTCGAACGGGGTTTCGAAACATACGACGAAGCCCTGAAGGCCCCGCGCAAATACAAGCGGGGCGAGATTCTCAAGCCGAAAGAAGCGGTGCAGATCAAATCACTGGGCGTCCTGATGAGCGCCGGCAACGTGGTGGAAATACCGGAGGAGCTGGCAAGGGAGATACAGAGATCCGACAAAATCCGTGACCACACCAAGCTCGATCTAGTGATGTCGCCGCTGGGCAATATCAAAACTGAAATGCCGGTGCCGGAGGTGACATAGATGACCTGGATGGAGAAACTTTGGGGCAAACAACGCTTCCAGAAAGCTGAAATCCAGGAGCTTAGCCTGCCCAACAGCGCTGGCGTGATGACGAAAGTCACCGCCACGGCAGACGAGATCAACGGTCTGTCCCCGGTAACGGCACCGCCTGACAGCTCTGTCACCAATGCCAAGATGGCCAGCGATGTCAAGATTGGCAGTTTGGCCGCTCTGACGACCACAGCCAAAACGAGTATCCAGGCGGCCATCAACGAGCTGGTTTCCACAATTGGGGCCCTATCCGGCCTGACGACCACAGCCAAGAATACCATAGTGGCCGCTCTGAACGAGATAGATGCAGGCTACAAGGCCAAGTACACCCGGCCCGTTGACGGAATCCCGTCCGGCGATATGTCCACTGCCGTCCAGACGTCCCTGGGAAAGGCAGACACCGCTCTGCAGCCCGGCACCGGCATAACAAGGCTGGTCAAGGGCCTAATCCAGCTGAACGGCTGGGCCAAGACCCCCATAGTCTTCCAGGATGACACCGCTGCGGCCATTGAGGGCATCTCTGCCCCGGTGGATATGTCCACACCCGGCAACGACGGCACCATCAAGCTCACGGTAGACTCTGAAGCGGAGGCCACAGCTACCCTGAATTGCTCTGCGGGCAGCCACACCGGCGGGACGGGCTGCGCCACTGATATGACTGCTTCGGTAGACACGAAGTTCAAAATATCTGTAGATGGCGACACACCCGAAACCGTAACCTGTGACTGGGTAGACGGGAGCTGCGACACCGGCGCGGAGATCGCTGCCGAAATGCAGACCAAGATCCGGGCTAAGGGCGGCAAGAAAGCCCTCGTCACAGTAGCCTGGAGCAGCAACAAGCTCATCATCACCAGCCCCACGCTCGGCACCAACAGCAGCATAGCCGTCACTCATGCGGCAGATCATGATTGCTGCGATGAACTCCAGATCGGGCCGGACTATGGCAGCGTAACTGCTGGAGCGGGCGATTGTGCTGATGTGACGGCGGTAACTCCTGCCGAGCTGGCTACCCTCATAGGTGGCGACATCAACACCGTCAACGCCACCGTCGAGGATGGAGTCTTGACCATCACCAGCAAGACGGCTGGCAGAGGCTCAAGAGTCTTGGCTGGAAACGGCACCCTGAACACCCTGGCAGGTATTCCCAATACCGAGGTAAGCTACGGAGCCATTGGCCTGGGCGAAACCGAGGACTGGGCAGATGCCAACTACCAGGTAGCTCTGACCTACAAGGGCACGGCAGCCGCCAGCAAGTCCCTGGGCTGGGATACGCCCACGGCAAGCGGCTTCAACGTGACCTGTGAGACGACATCAGACACCGGATACGTATCTGTGCAGGTGATCGGCTAAGGCCGGTCATTATCATTTTTGAAATAGTATAAACACAATAATAAAACAGGTGCGGTGATCTCATTTCTTGAGTGAAGATGCCGGCCTTGTAACCACCACACCACCCACCACAAGCGGCGCAAGCTCGAAGCGGAACACGGCGGGGGGGGCGTGGGGCTCCGGTGTGGGCCTGCAACTTAAAGAGTACACTCTCCTAGATGGCGACGATAATCCAGCGGGTGGGGTTGGTTGCTGGTGTACGAGTGATGCAGCTGGATTGGTGAAGATAAGCCCGGTCAGGATTACCAATTCCCTGGGCAAGGTTGTCTTCCAGCTCGACGTTCCTGCGGGCACGCATGTCTGGATCTGGTATCAAGGCGCAACGGCGGGGGACGAGGAGGTAGTATGAGCGATTGGAAAGGCGAATACGAACGGCCAGCCGGCGCAGCAACATATACTGGCAATCCAGCAACATCAAAAATTGATGCCGTCCGGCTGGAGCTGGGCCGGGAAGCCAGCTTGACGTTGATCACCGACTCGGAGATTGAGTACAATCTTGTCAGGGCTGGCAACAATACTCTTCTTGCAGCCAGCTATTGCGCTGAGACCATCGCTGGCACATATGCAGGAATGGTCGATAAGAGCATGGGTGGCTCTTCAGTCTCGCTGTCGCAGAAGGCCGAAGCCTGGCGAAAGAAGGCCGCAGCCCTCAGGGCAATGGCCGCGAGCCCAACGCTCACGCCCAGAGCGTCCTCATCTGCGCCCAGGGCGCTCAAGTTCGGGATCGGCCAGCACGACAATCCGTCATCAGGCGGTTACAGCATTACTGGGTATTTATAGCAGCGTTCGATCAGAAGGTGGTTTGAGGTGGACGACGGTTTTTTCGACGAGTTTGTGCAGGCCGATGCCTACCAAATCCTGCAAGGGGCCTGGACGCTATACGACGGCCTGACCTCGGCAATCGGCCTGGACGATGTCATCCCGGACGCCTTCCGGCTGGCTTTCACGGTCTCATCGGTCACAGGACACACGATCTGCGCCGGGTCCGTCACTATTGGCGAGGAAGAGCTGGAGTTCACAGAGGCTACCAGGCTGACCAATTCTGAGGACCTGACAGAGCTGCCAGAGATCTCTGTCGATGGTCTGGACTGCAATATTCTCATCGAGTGCATCAGCACCACCGGGGAGATCCTGTACCGGGAAACGCTGGTGCCGATAACCGTCGTAGTCTTCCCGAAAACTCGCGTGGTGCCGAAACCACACGGCAGCAGCGCCTACATGGAGACCAATTACAACGTCTACAGCAAGGCACCGCTCAAGATCGGCGACCAGATCAGATACGCCGATCCTCACCAAGGAACGACGATCGACATCTATGTCAAGGACGTCTCGGACGCGGTAGATCTGGAAGACAATTCTCATCCGTTCAGAGTTTTCTACTGCGCTTAGAAATCTATCATTTTCTAGGGAACGCCGCTAGACGGCGATTACGATCTAGGAGATATTTTCAATGGCTCAACTATACGCAAAAAAGGCCAGCGATGGCCAGCCAAAAGCGCTGGAGGGTGAGGACACCGGGGAGCTGCGGGTTGTCATCTGCGGCAAGCAGCTTGACGGCACCGTGACGCCGGTTCTGGTAGACTCTGATGGAAAAATAGTAACGACCACATAAAGAGTGATTATATGGATATTAACATTGAGCAGTTAGCATCATTTCTGATTGCCATATCTGGCCTAGCGGCGGCAGTTTTTACCGGCCAGAAGTATCTGGCAGTCAAGGCACAGCTTCTTGAGACTATTGGGGATGTCGCAGACTTTCTGGCCCTGATCTACGCTGCCTCGAAAAACGGTACTTGCGGCGATCCTGAGACGCTGAAGATGATCATCTCGAAAACCGAGGAGATCTGGACCGACCTGCAAGCCCTGGGGCCGGCTGTGGAGGCCATTCTGGCCCAGAAATCGAGCCTTGCTGACGCAATCGGGCAGGCTACGAAAAAGGAGGGGAGCTAGATGTGGACGATCCTCGCCTTCATCATCCTTGCTGTTGCATTTGCCTGGCTGGCATATCAGCTTTGGCAAGGCGGCAAGTCGAACGCTGCCCTTCAGACTGAACTGAGAGATACACGCAATGCCTTGGCGGAAACTAACCGCAAAAACCAAGACCTTCAGACTAAGCTCAAGGAAACTGACGGTAAGCTTGACTCCTGTACCAGAGCCCTGAACGATCAGCAGTGACCCTGCCTAACGGAGGCAGCATGAAGATTTTTGCACCTGAAGACTTTAAGAAGTACTTCTATGCTTCTCTATTCCTCGCTATCATCTGCCTCATACTGGCAATCGTGGCTATCGGGGAATCGGGGCAGGCGAACGTGATCGAGCAGTCAATTGCAGGCCAAGGCAGCCTCTACACCCGCCACGATTCCCAGGAAGCCTCAGATCTGGCCGTAGCGCAAAACGCCTCTGTGATCTATCAGGCGGCCCGAAAATGGGGGACTGATGTAGCTACGCAGACATTCACCTCCAGCTACATCGTATCTGGTGCCAGAGGAGGATATCAGAATCAGTATTTGGTGAAATCCTCCGGGGCCGGATATAAGCATAGCTACCAGGCCACGAGGATAACTGGCGACTTCTCGGGATCCTCTGAGGTATCGCTGACGATCGGCGAGGGCGGGGCCGAGAGCCTGGACAGCCTGACACTGATGGACGGAAACGCTACCTTCAGGGGTAGGATCTACAGCACCGAGGAAGGCAGGCCGCTGACGGCAGAAGAAATGGATGCAGTTGGCAAGCTGATGATCAGGAGCTACCTGAACATCACGCAGCCGATCAAGACTCCCGAGGATTGGCTCGGGTTCTGTGCGTCGTTTTCTGACTCTCTGCCTGCCAGCGTCGGCCCGGTGAAGCTGGTGCCGCTCAATGGGACTGCTTAGGTGGCTCTGGAACTGGTATTTTCGCTATTGGCCGAGGTAAATATATGCCCGAAATTGATTTTCTTGAACCACAACCCAACCAGTGCATCCTGACGGCT